TTACAGTACCGCCAGTGACTGAATGGTGCCCACAATATAGCGGCCTGTTTTGGGAATATTGCCCGGCGAGGCGACGACACCGCTCACTGCGCTTCCCGCCAGCGCCGCCGCACTGGTCACCAGGTTACCCAGTTGCCGGGCGAGCTCCACCTGCACCGGCTCGACCGGGAAGCGTTTAGGATAAATGCCTGCGCGGATAAGGGCTTTGATTTCTTTATTACTGATGCCAGGGTTTTGCAGCTTGATGATGAGTTCCGTCAGGCGTTTGCGATCCTGGCGGGGGTACTCTTTCAGCCACTGAGACGCTTTTAACGACGAAACGGATTTCATTGCGCGCCACGTCGTGACCACCTCTTTCAGTACGCCGCCTGCGCTTGCCAGCGAGATAAGATCGAGCGCGGTAGAGGTGGCGTTATACCAGCCTTGCGAATCCAGCCAGGCCACATCTTCGCCGCCATTCTCCACCAGGTCATATAAACGGTAGAGGCCGTTGATGCATTGCAGACCCGTGGCAGCGGCGCCAGCATAGCCCAGGGCGACCAGCGCGCCGCTGGCTCCTGCAGTGAGCGGGACGGCGGCGCCCGCGGTGGCCATCACCCCGGCGGTAATGATCATTGCGCCGCAGGAGAGGACGGTTGAGGCGATTTCCGGACCGAGAGAGGTTGCGGAGACGGCGTCGGTCAACGATTTACCCACCGTGGTTTTTGACCCTTGTGCGGGAGGCTTTGTCACAACCACATGCGTTACGATGCCGCTTTGTCCATTCGGGTGGCGTTTGCTGGGGCGCACCAGGTACCGCTCCGTGCCATCGGCGTAGATAATTCCAGCCTGCGCAAAATCACGTGTACAGTCCATCGCTGCGCCAAGCGCATCGAAATTGAAATCTGTCGCACCTTTACCGCTAAAGCGCGCAAAATCATAGCCAGGCATATTTGCTTCGGGGTTGAGTCCGGGCAGCGTCATTTTTCATTCCTTGTAATGATGAGTACAGAAGTATTAATCCAGGATTATTCCTGGACTCCCAGGGCTAACAAACAGGTGTTTTTTCCGGTGTACAGGTTTATTTCGCCGCACACTATTCAGGCCAGACGAAGAAAATAGCTAAATATCATGCACTGTCTGGCGCAACTGAAAACATGCAGATTTTTCATAACCTTCTGATTTAATTGTTCTCTTTCTGGTTTTTATCTTGCCGTTTTTGCTGGCGAATGGTAAAGGAAACCTTGAGATTCCCTATTTTAGACAGCGAACAGGCAAAGTTCACCCCGCCAAAAAATGGGCTTTTATCCTTTCAGCGTGATGAGATGGGGTATTTTCTATATGAATAATTTCGAGGTGAAATTAAGATGCGGCAATCTATTTAGCAACGGAAAAACACTTTTTTAGCGGCATTAACATAACTGCAAATGCAGATGCGCAGTAAGCCTATTCCGGGCGGGATTGGGGGCTAATTCTCAAAATAGACAAAACGCTCACGCCGCCACGTTTTCACCGCTGGCGGCCTGGTGCATTGTGCATTACCTTAGAGCCGAAAATTATTCTCGCATTTGAAAAGGAGTCAGGTTCGATGTCTGATCAACACATAATGAAAGCCATGTTCACGCAGCAGCGAATTCAGATCATGCATTTGGGTAAGCATCACGAGGAATATACCGACGCGTACATCTTTGCCTGGGAGTCCGGTGTTTATCCGTTTTTGCATGATTTGGGTGGCGAACATCAGTATCTTCCCCATGAATTATATGGCGACTTTTTTGAGGTCAGCGCACAGAAGGGCGCATCCATTTATGAACGTCTTAACCGGGCATGGGCAGATGAAGAGGATAATTTAACGTATAGCAGACTGGAGTCTGACCTGATGGGCATTGGCAGTTCGCGTGAATGGCGTCCCGATGAGGTCATGAATGTATGTCGCTATCTTTTCCTGACGGGCTGTTTTGACGAGGTATTCTGGAAGGCGCTATGTAAGCCAACGGCAGATTCATCATGGGTTGAGTTCGTGCGGGACGCGTACAGCCGGGAGCATGATACGGCGTTTATGTGAGCACATAACGGGCAATGAAGAGCACATTGAATGAAGTGTGGGTTATCACGGAAAGAGGGCCGTCAGAATATAACCGTGAACCCCCGCACGAGCCATTGAACATCTTATACCAGACGAATATCGACTCAAATCGTGATCGCAACCAGAGCCAGCTACACTAATACCAGCGGTTATACTTGATATAAAAAAATGAGACGATAATAAGCCACAAAAAGGTCAGTACCCCAAAATAATCAGGTATAAATCTCGCGAAGATATATGCCCCTGCCACAATAAGGGCCAAAGGGATTAAATAGATATATGACTGTAAAAACCATAAAATTGCCTGCTTCATTTTTTTAATAACTCATATAAAGCTTTACCGATCATGATAGTCCCTCTACTTCATACCCGCCTGGCGATAGTCAGGTGGAGGACTAACTTACCTGATATTTCAGCATACTTGTAAGCCTTATAAGAGCATTGTGTTGTATGTACCCTTCCTGAGGACTGTACTGGCCGTTACCACAATGACTGGCGTGGGCTAACGCGCTAAAGTCCCGGCCCCTGGTCAATGAGGAAAAGTCTTTGCGCTTGTGTGGGGCGTCATCGCGCAGAAAAACGTCACATGTGAAGCTGATTTTGGGGCCAGGTAACAGATTTGACCATCAATTGCAGACTCTTCGCCATTTCAGGTCATAGTGAAGAGGTGATTATTAGATGGTTAATTTAAGGATACGAATATGCCAACAGTAATTGAGAAAGCATTGGACTTTATTGGCGGTATGAACACATCAGCCTCAACACCACATTCCATGGATGAGAGTACAGTGAAGGGGATGTTTAAGTATCTGAAAGAGCTTGGTGTTCCAGCTCACGCCGAGGAGATTATCGCGCGAGGGGAGCGGGAAGGGTGGCACCCGGAGTTCACAAAAAAAGTGGCGGGATGGGCGGATAAAATCGAGTCCGCTGACCGCGTGGTGATTAAAAACCCTGAATACTTTACTTCGTATATGAAGGAAGAGCTGCGCGCGCGGGTGAACGTCGAGTTTGACCCGGCAAGTTAAGCGCATCTCAGTTCGCTTCTCACATGGATTTTAATACGACAAAGGGCCTCTGTTTTCACTTAGGCCCTTGAATTTGGTGGCCCCTGCTGGGTTTGAACCAGCGACCAAGCGATTATGAGTTCCTACCTAAACAACCTAAAATCAATGTCTTGCTTTATAAATCATTGACATAGTTTGCCAGTATTTGCCAAATGTTTGCCAATATTTGCCACTTATACCGCCATTTTATCGCCACTCATAGCCAGCGGATTAAGCTTAACGGCATCCTCTAAATGGTCAGGAGCAAAGTGTGCATATCGCATCGTCATCTTGATGTCGGTATGGCCGAGCACGCGCTGTAAAACTAAGATATTACCGCCATTCATCATGAAATGACTGGCGAAGGTATGGCGCAAAACGTGGGTAAGTTGCCCTGCAGGTAATTCGATACCTGTTCTTTCGAGTGCAGAACGGAATGCGCCATAACAATCACTGAATAGCCGTCCTTTATTATCATCAGGCAGAGATTCGTAAAGTTCTTTGCTGATGGGGACGGTGCGGTTTTTTCTGCCCTTTGTGTTGGTATATGTGATTTTGTATTTCGCGAGTTGGCTTTTTTTCAAACTCTCGGCCTCAGACCATCGAGCGCCAGTAGCGAGGCAGATTCTTACCACGGTTTCTAAATCAGGATGGTCATGTCGTTTGCATTCTCCGAGTAGTAGCGAAATCTGGTCGTGAGTTAGCCAGGCCATTTCCATTTCTTCCGTTCGGAAAGGGCGCATATTTTTAAGAGGATTTTCTCCCTTCCATTCTCCGAGGCGATTTAGTTCGTTGAATACGGCACGGAAATAAGCTAACTCAAGATTAAGCGTTCTTGGTGATACTTCCTTAACCCTGTTGGATCTGGCGTAATCGCCTTTTAAACGCTTCTCGCGATAACGCGAAAACATTTGCGCATCAAAATCACGTGCGAGAGGTTCACCCATGCACTCAAATGCATGATGCATTGCTAACTTACGTTTGAGGCCATCCTTTAGGGTGATTCCATGAGCGCTATACCATGCATCGACTAATTCTTTGACTGTGCGCCTGTCTTCTTTTTCCTCTTGCCACGGGTTTTGAACGGTATATTGTTCAAAGGCCAGCGCCTCACCTTTCGTTGCGAATTTTTTTCTAATGCGCTTACCTTTTGCTCCGTTTGGATACAGTTCGCAAATCCAGCCGCCAGATGCGTTTTTACGGACTGCCATCAATTCACCTCGCTGTATACACCTACCACACGGCCAATAGTTTTTATTTCCTCAATCCCGCATTCAAATGGCACTTTTCCGCCAGCAACATGTAATTTTCTTCCGGGTAGCACTGTCAATTCTCTGATGCTGATAGCTCCCTCAACATCAACAATCCACAGGCCATCAGCTAAAGGTGCATCTTTTTCAGCGATATAGCTTTTAATTTCGGTTTTGATGCAGATAGCACTTTTTAGAGGCTTTGCGAAAAGCTCAGGGTCAATATTCAAAATGCCATTTTCAGTGAGTCGTCCTTCACTTAATGTGAATAACTGAATGCTGTAAGATGATTTTGAACGCTCCTCCGCTGTTTGTGGTCCCTGTCCAGTTAGAATCCATCGAATGTTAACTCCGGTTTCAAGGGCGCAAAATGCAGCGAAATCATAGGAGACATTGCCCCTTGTATAGCGGTTTTGTAGCGTACTGGCCGCGATGTTGAAGTGATTTGCAAGTTGGATTTTTTGCGTAAATCCGTAAATCTGACAAATCCTATCTAAAACTTCCTCGTTTGAAATATGGCTTTCAAAGTCCATAAATCGTATTCTCCTGTTGACCAATGCGAAATATCGCATTAGCATTCGATTGTTAGTGGCAAACGTTGGCAAACATTGGCAGTGTTTGGCAATCAAATGGCAAATATTGGCAAAAGGGGAATGATGCTACATGGCTTCCGAAATCGCAATCTTCAAAATCCCTGCCCCTATGGTGTCTCTGAAAGAATTCGCAGAGCTTGAAGGGGTCTCGGAACGTACCGTTTATCGCTGGACGACAGGTGATAACCCTTGCGTACCAATCGAACCACGTAAAATCCGTAAAGGCTGCAAGAAAGCAGGTGGCCCTGTTCGTATTTATTACGCTCGCTGGAAAGAAGATCAGTTGCGTAAGGCATTGGGTCATTCCCGTTTTCAACTCATCATTGGTGCGTAATTCACTTTATGTGAATTCTAAGGATGCGACATGTTAGATTTTCGCGTTTCGTCACATGCTCATTTTGATGATGCTTGTAGAAAATTTGCCGCAACTCATAACGTCAAAGAGCTGGCGATTAAGGCTGATATCAAACCTCATACGCTTTATAACAAGCTCAACCCGGATCAGCCGCACCAGTTAACACCACGTGAGATCTGGCTACTGACCGACCTCACCGAAGACTCAACCCTCGTTGATGGCTTTCTGGCACAAATCCATTGTCTGCCATGTGTACCGGTTAACGAGTTGGCAAAGGATAAATTACAGTCCTATGTCATGCGTGCGATGAGTGAACTCGGAGAGCTGGCGAGTGGTGCGGTATCTGATGAGCGGATGACCCAGGCCAGAAGAAGCAACATGATTGAAAGTGTTAATGCGGGGATTCGCATGCTGTCGCTTTCAGCTCTCGCGTTGCAGGCTCGCCTCCAGGCTAATCCTGCGATAGCAAGCGCAGTTGATACCATGAGCGGTATCGGTGCCTCATTTGGCCTTATGTGAGGTGTCTATGCTGAAAACTGAGCCATCTTTCGCATCACTGCTCGTTAAGCAAAGCCCGGCAATGCATTACGGTCACGGTTGGATCGCAGGCAAAGACGGCAAGCGCTGGCATCCGAACCGCTCGCAAGCTGATTTACTGGCTGGTCTCTCTACCCAAAAGCAGGGGGAATCATGGCTATCGAAGCTGTTTCCGCGACTGTTCCGTTAAAAGCGGGCCAACGTCTGACCGGTCTCAATCATGTAGCTGAACTGCGCGCGAAATATTGGGGCGATAGCTGGAAAGAGGTTGGGCGTTTTGTCGATGATATGCGCGATAAACGAGATCCACAATTTGAGGAAAATAATCGGGCGCTGGCCGCTATTTTCTTTCTGGCAAAAATACCGGCGGCTCGTCATGAGCTCGAATTAAGTGAGCTGACTACTGACGAGAAAAAAGCGCTTATTACAGCGATGAATCATTTTCGTGCAGTGGTGAGCTTATTTCCAAAACGGCTAACCATGCCGAATTAA